GCTTAGAGTACAGCGGCCATTACGTCCTCGTAGGTGGACACATCCACGTCACCGAGCAGGCGCTGCAACTCCGCTTGTTGGCTTTCGAGGAACATCCCGCCGTAGTTGGGTGCAAATGCCCATCGCATAGCCAGCTTCTTCGCATGCTTGCGGCGGTTGCGCTCCCCCATCGCCTCCGTCGCCTTACGTGCTTGCTTCACGTCTGACGTGTGACCCTCAGGCTGCGGCTCGATTGGGCCGACACCCTTCGCACCGTGTGCCCCGCGCTCTTGCTTGTCTGCTACACGCTCACTGGGTGAGGCCTTGCGACCTTTCGCTACAGCCTTGCGCTTCGCCTTGGGCTTGCGCTTGGGGGCTGGTGGTTCAGCGCCGATGATGAGGTCAACCAGCTCAGCCTTGGTCATACGCATCAGCTTCGCTTTGCGAGTGGGTACGCTCACCGCCTTGGGCTTGGGTGAGGCCTTCTGCGCTTTGGCCTTGCGCTTGGGCTTGGGCTTCGATGCAGCCCGCTCAGCAGCGTACTTCGCCTTGTTAGCAGCCTTGCGCTCGGCCTTCGTGAACTTGCGCCCCGTCTTTGGGCAGTGTGTGGGAGTGTATGTGGCGTTTGCCATAGGTAAGAGATTTTGAGGTCAGCGACGTTGCCGACGGCGACAAAGGTAGGGAATCGAAACACCTTTGTCAAGCACTTTTTTTGGTCGCATCGCTGAAACCCCTGCAAACACTGGGCTTTCCGAGGCAAAATTTTTTTGGGTCTGGCTTGTATGTGTGCCTGCATCATAGCGCATTACAGCGCATCATCACCCGCTGTGTGCCCACACCACCCGCTATGTGCCCACAGTGCGCTCACTATGCGTGTGTGATGTGTGTGTGTACCTACGTGTGCGTGTATATGTGCGCAAGTATGTGTGTAGGTGAGGGGATTGTTCTGCCTCTCTCTCAGCCAGTTAGCGTTCCTAACTTCAACCTTTGCTTCAACTGGATGCTGTAACCTGCTGATTCTTAGCTACTTGTGGCAGTACAAAAGCCAAAAAACTACGCGCAAACCGCAGCCGCATTATGGGGGCGGGGTTACGCAGGCGGTTTTGGTGTGCGTGCGCGTGTGTGTACATACATATATAATCCCCCAGATCTGTATTTCTACCAAAAAAAAGAAGACGGGAGGCGTGTTGGCGAGAGAAGGGGTATATATGTGTCCACTTTTTAAATCTAGTAAGATGCTGTATTACAAACACATAAGACTCTTTACTTAGAATCTACTTTATGGCTTGACTTTTTAAAAAAAAAGCTGTAACTTTGCCTACATTGTTAGTGAAGTGACACAATAAGTTGTTTTAAATGCTACATTGGTAAATTTATGAGTGCGTATGCACTTTAAAATAATCCCACGTCAATCAAACCATACGAGCTGTAAAGGCACAAGGACTGTCATGATAGTAAAAAGGAAGAATACCTACGAGATCCGCAGTAAGAAGGGGAAGTTGCTAGGTAAATTCTTGACTAAGAAGGCTGCACTGAAGCGCTTGCGACAGATTGAATTCTTTAAGAATAAAAAATAGTATATTTGTTGCATGGGAGTACTCACTGTAACAATTAGAGAAGAGCTTTCGCTCAATGGCACTCAGCAGGGTGCAACAAACACGCTAAATATTGCTAGTGTTACACAGTCTTTCAAAAGACTTGTCACTTTACCTGCTGACGGGGGAGGATCTGCCACTCAAACTACGATAGCCAACTTTAGAACTGACGTTACTACGGCGGATGGCGCTTTAGATGACGATGACGTCAAGTATGTAAGAGTAACGAACTTAGAGAGTACGAACTCTGTGACTCTTTCTCTACAGCTTGCAGCAAACGGCGGTGCTGCCGCGAGTACTCAGGCGACGATATTGTTAGAAGCTGGTAAAAGCTTTATGTTGGGTAAGGCTGTAGGGGTCGCAGCAGTAGATGATGACGCTGCTACTGCTACTGCGATAGGTAGTTTGGTAGATCTTGAGAGCATCATCGCTATTAATGATGAAAACGCCACAGCTCAACTAGAAGTATTTATAGCTAGCTGATATTGGGTAGCAAAAACTACTTCAACCCTAAATTAAAACGAATCAACCCTAGCTGGGTAGCAAAAAAAAATGCAGTTAAGCAAAAACCTATCACTGAAGGAGGTCGTAAAGTCAAACACGGCCAGCCGCCTCGGTATTGACAACACCCCAGAAGACTGGGAGATCGAAAACCTCAAGGCCGTAGCAGAGAATGTATTCCAACCTATCCGCGATCACTTCGGTGTGCCTATCGCCGTGAGCTCTGGATACAGAGGGAAGCAGCTAAACAAAGCCATCGGCGGGAGTAAGTACTCTCAGCACATGGTGGGCGAGGCGCTCGACCTGGATGCCGACGTATACGGACGCATCACGAATGCAGATATCTTCAACTTCGTGAAAGACAACCTCGTGTGGGACCAAATGATCTGGGAGTTCGGGGATGATGAAGAACCCAACTGGGTGCATATCTCATATAAGTCTGTGGGACAGAATCGCAAACAGATTAAGCGAGCCCGCAGAGACGAAAAGAATAGAGTTTACTACACAGTAGAAAATGCCTAAGCAAGTATTTAACTACGCTCCTGGCGACAGCAAAAAAAAGCGGCCAGGGGTACACGCTAAGACGAAGACGTCTAGCAACAAGCAAAGCAAAAGCTACAAGAAAGCTTATCGTGGTCAAGGCCGCTAAAGAGAATTGTAGAAACGCTGTACCGCTAGCCTACCTTTCTGCGACAGCCCATAACGAACTCTGTAGTTATACTTTGTTTCATCACGGAACAAGTGATCCTCTAGAGTCTGAGAAGGGCTAAGTTTATCAAACACCTTATAGATATACCCAAGGCTCATCAGCGGGTATATGATCCTGTCAGCTAGATTGCCTTTACTCATCTGGTAGTTCTCCGCTGCCCAAGAGATAGTGAAAAACTCTAGGTCGTAAGCGTACAGCATAAAATAAATATATCCTCTAGTCAGGCTAGGGTTGTCTTCTAAGAACTCGTTCATAGCTGTCCTTAGATTTTTAAGGTGGTTTTGCTTTACGTATTTACTAGGTAGTTTAGACACATCTCTAAACATCCGCTTCTTCTTAACTGTCGATTTTGGCATCTCTATTCTGTCGTATATTTGAGTCAAACGAATTTACAACATGAGCCCCAACGAGACCCTCTTCTTTGCTGAATTGTACAGCCTTGTAAAAAAGATGGAAGAGACTATCGAGGAGTTTGATATGAAGGATAGGACCGTTGCTTCTATTGTAATCGGAGTAATAGATTACGACGCTATAGAAGTGGGGGATACGGAAGCTGAGATGAAGACTATGTACAGCTTCAATATCCAAGACAGGCAAGAGCTAGAAACTGTGAAGACCATAATGGATAATGCCTACAAAGACGACGACCCTCTTGATGACCTGTTGGGTGGATTGGGAATATCATTAAACTAATGGAAGGACTTATTAGAAAGATTGTGGTCGGCAAAGACCCCAAGAACGGAATGGCTTATTATGTAGGTATGCGAGCTGGATCTGGAGAAGTGTCTGCTATCGTAGAAGACGACAGACATCTTCACAAGTTTGGTAAGCAACGTTATTTGATCTACATTGAGAACGATGAAGGCACCATGCTATGGAAGAGCATAGATGAGATGTCATGTGTTTTAGAATTTGATCTTAATTTTTGATGGCAACAGAAAACCTTTATACAGACGGATCGGAGTTCAAGCTGCCTAATGGCAGAAGATACAGAGGTTACTACCATGTCCACCCCAAGAAGGGTGCTATGGTGGGTGCTGTTCATGTAGATAGGTTTCACGCTATTCTTGAACCTGTAAGTTCAAAGTCTAGACAAAGTGTAGCGAATAGACAGGCAGAGATTCCAACGCCAGTCATTGAAAGGAGATTGCCAATCGTAATCCCGCCTGTAAGGTACACGCCTCCAGTAAGAACACAGAATATTCCAATGCAAACTACTCCTACAACTACCCCTAGCGGAGGAAGTGGCGGTGGGGGTTACTAAATTTTAATTAATGAAAACATTTAATTTGTTTGTCGTCGAATTAGACAGGACGATAAACGACACCATCACTACGTCTGGTGGTTTAGAGTTGTACATAGACAATAGATTCAATGAGTTTGAAAACAGAGTTACAGAAGGCCCTGTCGTGGCTGTCCCGTTCAAGTACGAAACTGGTGTCGAGCCTGGCGACACGCTGTACTTCCACCATCTCGTGGTTATCAACGAAGGTCAACCACTTACTGGCAGTGATAATCACTACCTTGTCAGGTACGATCAAGACCACGCTATCAATAATCAAGCTATTGGCTTTAAAAGTGGCAGTACTGGTGCTATCCAACCTCTTGCGGGTTGGAGCCTTCTTGAACCCATCGAAGAAGAGGAAGTTCAAGAATCGGAAATTATCGAAGTTGTTAAACTTACAGAGAAACCAACAACAAGAGGTAAAGTCGCATTTACGTCTTCTGGGATTGAAGCGCTAGGGCTAGAGGTCGGCGACGTAGTGGGGTTCAAAGAGAACCGAGACTATCGCATCAAGATAGATGGGAAGGAATATTACAGAACCCGCCTTGAAGACTTGATGTATGTTGAAAGATAATTTAATTAATATGACTATGATTGCCTCTGAAAAAAGAAAGGCAGACGAGCTTATGTCTGCTCTGGAGCAAAACGAGTGTCTTATCGCCGATGGTTTCGATGAAGCGTTGATAGGAATGACACATGGGTCAGAACCAAAAGCCGTTTACGATATTGACCAAATCATTGACATCCTTTGTAGGGATGATGATATGACTCGTGAAGATGCTATTGAGCATTTCGAGTTCAATATAGGTGGGTCATATGTGGGTGAGCGTACGCCTGTATTTGTGTACTGCTCTCAGTACGGAACATACTGGATTGGAGATGAGCCGTTCGACTAAGTTTACTACTGTCAGTGCGGCTAGACGACTTATGTCTAGTATGGAGGTTGCGATCAACAATATGATTGAGGAAATCAAAAAGCCTGTTGATCCAGAGGCTGGTGGCTCTGCTCGAAAAGCAGAATTGCAGTCAATAAAGCAGACTGCTGTGGATTGTAAAGAACTTCTGGTAGAGCGCCAGAGATTAGAACAAATGGTTAAAGAGCTACAAGCAAATGGAGAAATCGAACAAGACAAAGACTACTCAGGAGGATTCGCAGAAAAATTCTCCAAGTAAACCCACTGGCTTAATATATTGGGGTGATTATGATTTTAGCAGTCAAAACGTTACTTCTGGTCACTCTATCGTCAACTTCAAGCTCTCTTAGCTCAGCGGTAGAGCAGCGAACTCATAATTCGTAGGTCATTGGTTCGAATCCAATAGAGAGCACACGGTGCCATACAAAAGCAAAAAAGATCAGGCTAAGGCGGCAGCTAAACACTACCGAGAAAACAAAGAGAAAATAATCTCTAGAAGCTCGGCTAGAAACAGAAGGCAAAGAAAAAAGAACAAAGCTTTTGTAGACCGAGTAAAAAGAATGTTCAGCTGTGTGGATTGCGGGGAGTCAGACCCAGTGGTCCTTGAGTTTGATCACGTAAAAGGAGAAAAGAGAAGGGCAATAGCTGATATGGTTTCTAACTATTACAGCATAAAAACAATAAAAGACGAAATAAGAAAGTGTGAGATAAGGTGTGCAAATTGCCATCGTAAAAAAACACATGAGCGAATGCACTCGTAGCTCAGTTGGATAGAGCATCTGCCTTCTAAGCAGACGGTCACAGGTTCGAATCCTGTCGGGTGTACAAATTAAATTCAATGTCTGTACTTATAGATATAGATGGTTATGAAACTAAAGGGATTAAGATCGACCCTAACGGCACAGAGGGAAATCACTTCGAATCGAGTGGGCTACTTATTGTGCTACCAAAAAAACCAAAGCGATCTGAAATACTCTTCCATGAAGAGCCAAAGGAGTTGCAGCTGTGGAGGCGCTTGCCTATGCCCGAAGAACTGCAAAGGATTCGAAGTATGGATGAGTGGTTCGAGAAGCCTGCCGAGTTTCGGTCAAAGTTTCGTGTATACATCGAGAAAGAGTTTCAACGCAGGAGGAACGGCGTTTGGTTTTACAACAATGGGGTCCCTACGTATATTACAGGGAGACACTATATGTTTCTACAATGGTCTAAAATTGATATCGGATACCCATCATACCTCGCTTTCCAAAGAGAAATCTTTCTCCACATGGCTGCTTGCGAAGCTGATCCCCGTTGTTTCGGTCAGCTATATACTAAGTGTCGTCGTTCTGGCTACACTAATATATGCTCTGCTGTCCTTGTGGACGAAGCTAGTCAAGTTAAAGAGAAGTTGTTGGGCATTCAGTCAAAGACTGGTAAAGATGCTCAGGAAAACATCTTCATGAAAAAAGTAGTCTCTATTTTTAGAGGCTACCCCTTCTTCTTCAAGCCTATCCAGGACGGTACCACCAACCCCCGTATGGAGCTGGCTTTCCGTGAGCCATCAAAAAGAATTACGAAAAACAACAAGACGTCTTACCGTGGTGATGCCCTTAATACAGTCATCAACTGGAAGAACACCACGAACAACGCATATGATGGTGAGAAGCTGCATATGCTTTACTTGGACGAGGCAGGCAAGTGGGAGAAGCCTACAGACATTCGTGAAGCTTGGAGGATAGAAAGGACTTGCTTGATTGTAGGTAAGAGGATTGTCGGAAAGGCAATTGTTGGCTCTACTGTCAACCCTATGAACAAAGGCGGTAAAGAGTATAAAGGTTTATGGAATGATTCAGATCCTAATCAGAGAAACGCCAACGGAAGAACTAGGTCGGGTCTTTACAGAATATTTATTCCTGCATACGAAGCGTTAGAAGGTTTCTTTGATCAGTATGGAAATGCTGTAGTTGAAGATCCTTCCCAAACCGTACACATACATGGTGACGTAATAGGTATCGATGGTGAGGTCATTGATTTGGGTAGTAAGTCTTATTTAAAAAATGAGAGGAAGTCTTTTAAGGATGACCCTTCTGAACTTAACGAGATAACTAGGCAGTTTCCTTTTACCGAAGACGAAGCCTTCAGGGACAGCATTGAGGGTAGCCTTTTCAACATAGGTAAGATTTATCAGCAGATAGAACACAACGACGAGCTATTCCCAAATCCTGTAGTTACAGGAAACTTTACTTGGAAAGAAAAAGATAAAGAGGTGGTGTTCTCTCCCACCCCTAACGGCAGGTTCAAGGTATGCTGGATGCCAGATCCAAATGAAAGAAATATATCCAAACTGGACAGAGGGAAAAGAGTTGCGCCTTTCCCTGAATATGGTTGTGGTGGGGTTGACTCTTACGACCTAGATGCTACTGTAGACAACAGAGGCTCTAAAGGTGCGCTCCACATGTACAACAAGTTTTCTATGAATCGCCCCTCAAACATGTTTGTTGTAGAATATGCTTCACGCCCAGATCTAGCCAGTATATTTTATGAGGACGTCTTGATGTGTGCTTTCTACTACGGATACCCTTTGCTTGTAGAGAACAACAAGTATGGTATTGTAAGATACTTTGAGTCAAGGGGTTACGACGGTTACTTGATGGACAGACCTAAGCATCTGCTTAGTACTTCTTCACACACAAATGTGAAAACAAAAGGGATTCCATCTAACTCTCAGGACGTAATACAGGCTCATGCTCAATCTATAGAGAAGTATATCCATGAACACGTTGGAGTAAACTACGAAACTGGCGAAGTGGGAAAGATGTATTTTAATACAACGTTAGAGGACTGGATAGGATTTAAGATAGATAAGAGAACTAAATATGACTTGACTATTAGTTCTGGTCTTGCATTGTTAGGCTGTCAGAAACAAAAACAAAAGAAGGAATCTAATTTCAATGATCGTGTGTTTTTTAGAAAATATAAGGTCAATTAACGATTTGCTATATTTGCAAACAAGCTTACTGTGCTTTAAAAAATATGAATTATAAAAACGACAACAAAAAAGGCTCGTTTCCCGATCCGTTAGCAAGCACTGAAACGAAAAACAGTAAGGCTTACGGGATTGCATACGCAAAAGCGATGGAGTCTCAGTGGGGTAAGATGACTAGCTCCACATCTCTTTATGGGAAAAGAAATGTTATTTTTGAAAGAAGTAGGGATTACGCTAACGGTAATCAAGACACCAACATATACAAGAAGCTTCTTCGGTCTTTGAATCCGAACGATGGTGATGGCAGCTTGATGAATCTGGATTATACGCCAGTTCCTATCCTTCCAAAGTTTGTTCGTGTCGTTGTAAACAAAATCCTTTCTAGAAATCCGTACCCCAATCTTGAGGCTGTAGACCCACTTTCTTCTTCTGAAAAAGACAAAAAGAAAAGAAGAGTAGAGGTACAGATTCAAGCCAAGGAAAAGCTTAAGGCTCTAAAAGAAAAAAGCGGGTTGGTTCTCGACATCGACCCTGACGAATTACCAGATTCTTTAGAAGAGTCAGAAATATTCTTGGGTACAAACACCAAGACTGATGCTGAAGTGGCAGCTCAGATTGGAACCAATATGACTCTTTCCTGGAATAACTTCACCGATAATATTTTTAGACGATGTGTTAACGACTTAGTTTCTTTGGGCATGGCTGTTGTGCAGAGGACCAACGACCCCAACGAAGGAATCAAAACTAATTACGTTGATCCGACTAAGTTTATTCATAGCTACACAGAGGACCCCACCTTCCAAGATTTAATTTATGCTGGTCACATTAAGACGGTATCCATACAAGAGCTAAAAAGGTTAGCTGGTCATGAACTAGAAGAGCACGACTTTGAAAAGATAGCTAAGACTGTAAGCGGGAAGTACGGTAATGATTCTAGTGCGTTAAACAAGACCTCTTACAACAATCGACTTATGCGCCAGGAGTATGGGTACGATGAGTATATGGTTAACATATTAGATTTTGAATTTATCTCTGTTGATTGTATTCATTTCGAAGAGAAGGAGAACAGGTTCGGAAACGTAAACTTCTTTATGAAGGGTTTTAATTATGAGCCTAAACAGGGGAGTGTGTTTCAAAGAAAACCGCACAAAATGGAAATTGCTACCGTTTACGGTGGTAGCTATATCTTGGGCGGTTCTGATATGATTTTCAACTATGGGATGAGCAAGAATATCCCTAAGAATATTCATGATATATCTAAGTGCAGACTGTCTTATTCTGTAGTTGCGACAAACATCCGCAACATGATGCCAAAGTCTTTGGTGGATAGTTGCACGGGTTTTGCCGATATGTTGCAGTTGACTCACTTGAAGTTGCAGCAAGCTATCGCAAAGGCCAAGCCTGACGGACTGATCATTGACATCGAAGGTCTAGAAAACGTACAGCTTGGAAAGGGCGGCGAACTTCAGCCTTTGGATCTCCACGACATATACGAGCAGACAGGTGTCTTCTACTACAGAAGCAAGAACCCAGAAGGTGGTTTCCAAAATCCTCCAGTCAGAGAGATAGGTAACAGCATTCGAAATATCAACGAATTGATTGGTTTATACAACCACTATCTCCGAATGATCCGTGACACTACGGGAATCAACGAGATGATGGATGCTTCTACCCCTAAGGGTGATACACTCGTGGGTGTTCAGCAGCAAGCTATAGCAGCTGGGAACAATGCTATATACGACATCACTAATGCTTCTATGGTGTTGTTTAAGTATGTGTGCGAAGACATAGTGAAGTGCATACAGATACTTCCTTCTGAGTCTGTCTTGTATAGGGTTTATGAGAACGCTATTGGAAAAGAAAATATGTCTGTCCTTTCTTCGTTTAGCAACTTGCCGATGTACAACTTTGGTGTGCAGGTAGTCAAAGAAATGGAGGACAAAGACAAGGCATACTTGGAACAAAACATACAGATTTCTTTGCAGCAAAAGGAAATAGATATTGAGGATGCTATAGCTATTCGCAACATAAAGGATGTGAATCAAGCTGAGCGTTTGCTTGTGATCCGAAGGAAAAAGAGAATCGCTTCTCAACAACAGATCGCTGCGCAAAATTCTCAGTTCCAGGCTCAGCAAGCTCAGGCTTCTGCTCAGGCTGCTTCTCAAGCTAGGATGCAAGAGATGCAGATGGAGGCAGAGATAGATGCTCAAAAGATGCAGCTTAAAACTCAGTTAGAGTCGCAGCTCGAACAGGTACGCCATCAGTTTAGAAAAGAGATTGAGATAATTAAAGCTCAGGCGACTCTTGGATTCAAGACTGACGATCAAGAGTTTAAAGAAAAGATTGAAGTTCTCAAGGAGAACAGAAAGGACGAAAGGATAGATAAGCAAGCGGAGAAGCAGAGCAAGCTTATATCTCAACGTCAAGGCAAGAGAGGTGAAATAGCAGAGGGTTCTGATATACCAGCAGATATTACAAACACACTATTAGGTTGATATGGCAAGTAGCGTAAACTTAGATGTAGCAGAACAATTAGATATCACTTGCAGAAGGGGTGATACGTTTTCTCTTACCTTGACTTTAAAAGACTCTAGTGGCACTGCTTTACAGCTGTCTACTTTGGGTTATGAGTTTTTGATGGATGTAAAAACATCCGCTCAAAGAACTAGGTCTGGAGTCTCTGAGAGAGAGGTTATTGCATCTAGCACCTTGTCTACTTCTCAGGCGAATGCAAAACAACTTAGCGAAAGTCAAAAAGGTAAGCTGAGCACAGGCTTTGAGTTTACAGACATTACTGATAGCGGAACTGTAAAAGTTACTGCATCTGCTGATACGATGGCAAATTTGCCTGTCGGTATATTTAGTTACGATATCCAGCAAAAAGTAGGTGATGTTGTCACAACTATTCTTAGAGGTTCATTTACTGTAAACGAAGATATTTCTAGGTGATATGGCTATAACAGTTACAGCAGCATCGGGTAGCACTTCGGTAACAGTTACAGCTCCAACCTCTAGCTCTGTAACGGTTACTGAAAAAGGCATCAAGGGCGATAAGGGCGATACAGGAGATACAGGCGCAACTGGTCCTACGGGACCTACAGGTGCGACTGGACCTACAGGTGCCACTGGACCCACTGGAGCTACAGGCCCTACGGGACCCACTGGAGCTACAGGGCCAACTGGCTCTGCTGGCTCCGCCGCTACAATATCTGTAGGCACAGTTTCTACTGGTTCCGCGGGCAGCTCGGTAACAGTTACTAATTCTGGTAGCTCTTCTGCTGCTGTGTTTGATTTTTCTATCCCTAAAGGGGATACGGGCGCCACGGGCCCTACAGGCCCTACAGGAGCTACAGGCCCTACAGGAGCTACAGGCCCTACAGGGGCTACAGGGGCTACAGGCGCGACTGGACCTGCTGGAGCAGATGGAGGAACCAACATTGTCTTGGACACAAGCCCACAGCTTGGTGGGAACCTTGATGTAAACGGTCAAGATATCGTTACAACGTCAAACGGAGATATAGATTTAGACCCCAACGGCACGGGTAAGGTTGTATTCAAGGGTAACTCTGATAAAGGTGCTGGTCAGTTTGTTCTAAACTGCGAGCAGAATAGCCATGGGATCGTGATTAAAGGTCCGCCCCACTCAGCGGGAGCCTCGTATACGTTGACACTTCCAAATACAGATGGCAGCGCAAACCAGGTGTTGAAGACTGACGGTAGCGGAAACTTAGACTGGGTTGCTCAGACGGACACCAATCTTGGCAGCACTGACCAAACCCTAAGCGGAACCAGAAACATCGACATGGGCAGCAACTTCTTGACCTTCAAATCAGGGAGTAATCTGCGAATGCAGTATGATCCCAACGATGACAGGTTTGAGTTCAACAACGGCTTGCGAGTAAATGGAAGCTTTATTACAGCAGATGGCGGTCTTAACGCTGGGCTTGTTAAGTTTAATGAGCCCACTCAGGGGGGAACAAATGGCGTCATCTTAAGGGGTCCTTCAACAAATCTTACTAGTGATGTAACATTTGTATTGCCAGACGCAGATGGCAGTGCAGGACAATTTCTTAAAACTGACGGGGGAGGTAATTTAAGCTTTGCTTCTGCTGGAGGAAGTGGATCGACAACCTTTTTGGGTCTTACCGACACGCCTAGCTCATTTACAGCAAGCAAGTTCTTAAAGGTGAACTCAGCAGGAAATGCTGTTGAGTTTGTTGATGGCGGTGGTAGTGGAATCTCAAATGTGGTTGAAGACACTACCCCTCAGCTCGGTGGGGACCTAGACACCAATGGGAAGAATGTGCTGTTCGCAAAGACTTCGAACACCGATAACAGCAGCAATGGCGACATAGTAAAGATTGGAAGTGGCTCAACTACACAAGGGGAGCTTTGTTACTATACTTCAAGTGGTACCTGGGTTGCAGCGGATGCAGACGCTGCGGGGACGGCTGGTGGAGTACTCTTGGCTATCGCTCTAGGCACTGACCCTGATGTAGATGGGATGTTGCTGCGTGGCATGTACACACTCGATCACGATCCAGGGACTGTTGGGGATGAGCTTTATGTTTCTACTACAGCTGGAGATATTACATCTACCGCACCTTCAGGCACAGGAGACATTGTTCGTGTGGTCGGCTATTGCCTTGATAGCACCAACGGACAGATTTGGTTTAATCCTTCTAATGACTTTATCACTCTTGCGTAATGCCAGACATAGATCAGAAAAACGGTATAGACATGGCTAACATTGCATCTATAAACGGACAGGATATTCCAGCCTCTGGTGGAGCTTTTGACCCTGTGGCTGGGACGGGAACGTACACCACCACAGTGCCAACGTCTGGATTGATACAGATGGGAGGGGCATACAGGCAACCCTACAGCGAATCAGCCTCCAGCGGAAAGCACAGCGGCGGCGACGATGTTACTGGGTTTACCCTGGGGACAGATATAGTTAGAAACTACTCTTCAGACGTCAATGGTATCCACGCTAGAGCTGCTACTCCATTTACCCCAACCGTATCAAAAATGACGGCTGGAGGGTATGCAATTTTTATTATAGATACAGACGGAAAGATGTGGATTATGGCTACATCCAACAGCTATTGGGGCGGCTCAGGGAGTGTCTCGCGGAGGACCTTTACTCAGCTTACAGGGGTTGGCGACTCTGATACGGGATGGACAGACGTATCCGCCTGTTCTTCTACTGCACTAGCTATAAACTCTGGAAAGCTTTATGGTATTGGCAACAACAGTTACGGAAAGTTTGGAAATGGTTCAACCTCTTCGTCTTACAGTAATTGGACTCAAATAGGAACAGATAGCGACTGGGTTAGCGTATCTGTCAGTCAAAATCATACTGCTGCTATTAAGGGGTCAAGCAACGTGCTTTACACTGCTGGGCGAAACAACGACGGAATGACTGGACAAAACACCCAGTCAGGAAACACAACTACGTGGACTGCTGTAGATGCTACGAATCTCGTTAGCGCTACAAACAATAATTTTTCTTTTGTTGACGCAAGCTATCACCACACAACTGCGATTCAAAGCGGTAGGGCCTTTGCTTGCGGAAGATGTGACAGCAACGAACCTTTAGGTCAAAACTTAACCTCTGATCAAACCATCATGGTTCAAACTGGTTCTGTTGGCGGTACCCTTCAGACCGATTGGACTAAGTTTTACGCCAACTACTACTCTTCACACCTGATTAACTCTAGTGGTCATTTTTACCACCAGGGTGATGGGCAATATTACATGAGTGGAGACGGAACCCAGGATGATCATAAGGCTGGAGACGCTGTGAGAACGAGTACCTGGACTGATGCTGAAGACATCTACTATGCACGAGGTCAATACATAGTCAAGTATCTTATCATAAAAAGATCTGGCAAGCTCTATTACGTTGGGTATACAAGAGAGGGAAATATATCACCTAATAGTACCAGCGGGGCATATATAACAAGCCCAACTTTACTTATAGACTCTCAGATAAACGGAGAAGCTGCCATTATAAGACCAGATTCAAACAGCGCCGAATCGTTAATCGCTCAATATCAATAAAAATGGCTACATACACAGTAAATATTACTTCTGAGTCTGATTTAGAGGAAAGCTGGAGTGACGATAATTGTCCAAACTTTTCTTTTGGGTTCAACGAATCTTCGTTAGACGAGTGCATTAAAATTAACGAAACAACCTGGCGAGCTACTTATGAAAGTATGGAATTGTCTTCTCCAAAAACATACACCTACTTGGATATGGTAAATGGAGGAAAAATTACTTACACGCTTCCCGCTGGCGAATATGGCGTCAGATCATAACTTTTTATTTTTATTACCTTTGCTAAATGTCTTTGAGTAAAAGCGAAAAAGCAAAGTTGAAGCGTTACGGCCTCTCTGGCTTGAGTAAGCCGAAGAGAACTTCTGGCGGAAAAAAGTCACACATCGTTGCCGTTCGAGTCGGCGGCAAAATTAAGATCATTCGTTTTGGTCAAAGGGGCGCCAAAACCGCTGGTAAGCCTAAGCCTGGAGAAAGCGCTCGCATGAAAGCGAAGCGCAAGTCGTTCAAGGCTCGACACAGAAAAAATATTGCTAAGGGTCCATCCAGTGCTGCTTACTGGGCAAACAAAGTGAAATGGTAAGACTCACACTGTTTTTATTGTTATTACCAATTTATGCGTTTGCTCAGCCTGGCTGGGTAAACGTATCTGTTTTTACAGACCAGTACGGTAATGAAACTACTTGGGAGATATATGACCCTAACTTGCCAGGAGGGCCAGCTGTAGTGGCTGCTTCACCTGGTGGGTACTTCGGCAACAATCTCTTCAACAGTATGGTAATTCTACCTCCTGGCGACTACGAGTTTGTAATCTATGATTCATTTGGGGATGGAATCTGCTGCGGTTTTGGTGAGGGCTGGTTCAGCCTAACCAACAACTGTGGGTTGGACACGGCGGTGTACGACTTCGGAGGGTCTGAGCTCAACATTCCGTTTACGCTAGTGCCTTGCGAGCTGCCGATCCCTGGGTGTATGGATGAATCATCCAACAATTACAACCCATGGGCTACAGAAGACAACGGCACATGCAACGTAAGCGAATGCCCAGAGGGTGAGGCGTTCGTATCCATGGAGCTGACGCTAGATAACTGGCCAAATGAGACTGGCTTTACGCTGGTTGACTTGGCTGTGGGTGAGTTCTACGAGCAAGTGTTTCCAGGACAATTTAACTTCGGGGATCAGCTAGCTACGTACACCTATGACTTCTGTGTTTCGCTGGGCTTTGAACTCATCCTTACAGACACATACGGAGACGGGCTAAACGGAAGTGCAACTGGTGGTATCGCTGACGGAGGCGTAGTAATCACGGCATGTAATGACTCTGTTGTTTGGGAGCTTGAGGATATTGCTTTTTCAGAGGGAGATGGTCTAGTGGCTTACTCAGGAGCTGTATTCGTGGACCCCTGTCCCGTCGATCCTCCAGTAGTTGGTTGCATGGACGACGATTACGTTGAGTACAACCCAGACGCCACGGAACCAGGAGACTGCATCACACTCCACACCTGGGGGTGCATGGACACAACAGCCTTCAACTACGATGCTGATGCTACTATCTCCGACCTGAACAGCCCCTGTGTAACAACGATTACACTTGAGGATGACGCTGGCGACGGTTGGGGTAACTCACACGTAGGTATCAAGCAGGGAGACCTGCAATGGATTTTTACTGTGGGGCCAGGCGAGTTCTCCCAGTCGTGGGACTTGGTGCTAGACTCTGACGAAGAGGTGGACGTATACTACTTCGAGATCGGCAGCCCGCAACAGCCTCCACAAGAGACTGAGTTTCAGACGCTGCACAACTCTATTACTATAACCAACGAGGCTGGAGATACCCTGATGATCGAGGGGAACAATCCATTTTTTGATAACGGGCAGGGTGCTCTTCAGCCGTTCAGCAACCCAGAGTGGAATGTATATCACTTCACTCCTTACTGCGGAACTAGCTGTGTACCATACATTTATGGATGCTTGGATGTAGATGCACAGAACTACAACGAAGAAGCAAACACGGATGACGAAAGCTGTTACTACGCGGCGGGGTGTACACAGGCTGGATACCTGGAGTACTATACTCAGGGCTACGAGGCAGACTTTGACGACGGTAGCTGCGAAGTGCTAGCGGTATTCGGATGCACCGATCCCGAAGCGTTGAACTACAATGAAGAAGCGAATGTTGATAACGAGAGCTGCGTCCCTGTGATCGTAGGCTGCACAGACATCAACGCTTTCAACTACGACGAGGAGGCAAACACACCAGACAACGAGTCTTGCTTGTACGATGCTGGATGCGTAGGAGAACCAGGCGATCCGTACTGGGCAAATGACGAGTGCTACATGTGGGTGATTGACGTTGACCCGTACTGCTGCGAGTCTGAGTGGGATGATACCTGTGTGAATCTGTACACCTACTGCGAAGAAGGGACCGCGACATACATCCCTTACTTCGAGTCTGAAGTAAAATTATTCCCAAACCCCGTGGCTAGAACTTTGACTGTGAGGTCTAGCAATCCTGTAACCATTGAGGTTTACAATTCTCTAGGAGCCCTTGTTGTTCCGCAAACTACTGATAGTCAAATTGATATGTCTGCAATGCCAGTAGGAATGTATCAAGTTGTTATTAGACACGACGGTAGATCCATCGTAAAAAACATATCTAAGCAATGAGATACTTAGCTCTGGCACTAGCTTTAGTTTCTACCGCAGCCTCTGCTCAGCCAGACCTGATCGTGGATGACTTGTATACCGACAGTCTCTGCCTCGGACCTAACCCCTACTTTTCTGTACACTTCACGATTACGAACATCGGTGACGAAACGTGCGAGTATTTCTGCTACGAGAAGAACGGAGTTGAGGTTTGTCCTGACACAACCATATTCGACTGGTCGTTAGACCCCAACGAATCTAGGTACTACTACTTGGGTTGGTTGAACTACGACGGGTTCGGTGAGCCATACACAATCGAGGTTGTCAATGCTGTAGGCGAGGTCAACACATTAAACAACGAATCAACCATGATCGTCCCAGACGCGCACATTTGCGAAGAGATGCTCAGTGTTGATCTTGCGATTGACACCGTGCTTTACAATACGGGCTGTGACGAATACGGTCCGTATCTGGAGCCTAGCATATACATGACCAACCTTGGGACAGACGATATCACAGAGCTGTGTATCAAGTTTCAGGTGTTGGGCCAAACCAACGATACTGTTTGCTTTACTGGTCAGAGCTATCTCCCGCTTGAGTCTGGAGACAGCGCAGTGCAGTTCTGGCCCAGGATTTATGTGGATGGGGTATTGAGCTTGCATCTGCTAGATGTAAACGGACCATCACCTTTCTCCTGGTTAGACTTCGGTATAGATGAGTGGACATACAACAACACGTATGTAGAAGTATTGCCTACCCTTTCTAGCTCGTGGTGTATCTCTGGATGCACAGACGAGACAGCATGTAACTACGCGGTGGAAGCCGCATTGGATGACGGGGGGTGTGAGTACCCAGAGTTGTACTACGATTGCGATGGCAACTGCCTGAACGATTCCGATGATGACGGCGTCTGCGACCAGCTTGAGATCCCTGGCTGCACCGATCCACTAGCAGATAACTATAACGAAGAAGCCACTGACGACGATGGTACTTGTGAGTACACGACAAACTTTGTCACAGAAGTGTACAGCGTAAATGACCTAAACGTATACCCCAACCCATTTGATGACGTGATCTACGTATCCACTCTCCCTGGCTCCTTGTGTAGAGTGAGAGATCTAAATGGAAAGATTGTAATCAAGAGAACTTCTTCAGCCGTCATCGGCATGCACTCCTTGGAGAACGGCTTGTACTTGGTTGACTGGATGGTAGAGGGTAAGGTTATCCTGACTAAAAAGATTTTGAAGAGATGAGGTTGATTCTTGCTTTGGTTTTCATGATGTTCAGCTTTACTGCTGAAGCTCAGTTCTTGAAAAAGACATTCAAGTTCGCTACGTTCTACACAGCTTTCAGCGGAAACAACTCCGTGTCTGACGTAGATGTATACTCCGTAGCTAACGGACCATTGCAAGTAGACGTCATCGAGACGCCGTTCGACTACTCGCTCACAGCGGGCGTAAGAAAGATTGCTAGATTCTCATACGAGAACAGAGCCAACAACTTCTACAGCGGCAATGAGCAGTCATACAGCGATGCTGCTACGATCGGAAAAGTCAAGGGCTTTGAGTTCCTGTTCCAAGGATCGTACCAAAGACAGCAGGGGGTGCAGTTCCTGAACCAAGACCACTTCCTGAGATACGTAGCTAATAACTGGATTGCCAAAGTAGAGTACTTGCAGGACGGCTTCGCAGACGTCAGCTACTTCGAGGGCTCGCAGAGAGGCAGGCTGAACCTAGGCAAGAAGCTTTCGCTCAACCTCGGCGTAGTGCAGAGGCTGTCAGAGCCATACGGGTACAACCCGCTCGCAGATTGGACGCTAGCAAACAACAGCATCCACTACACGCAACTAGCTATCGAAGAGGGCTACAGCGTAAACTTTGACTCTGGTGAGTTTCTGAACCCTGACGGCGATGTAGTTGCAGAGAACGTACAGGTATGGGAGTCTGTGGTAATACCACAAGTTTTGAGCGACTACACAGCCCGCAAGCGTAACGAGCTGCCCAGTCAGTGGAACTACTCCCTGATCGCAGGCTTTGACTTCTATCA